CAATAAAGCTGTCTGATATAAGGACTGAGATGGGAAACACTGCTGGTGATGACCGCTTGAGTGAGTACTATAGGAAGGGCCGCAACAGTAAGCCCTGTCCAACTAATGCCAAGAATGATAACATACCCACTAGTGGAACTATCAAAGCTTCTGATTTCTATGGTGGTGTTGGTACTTTCAACACACTGCACACTGCAAATATGTACTTTGTTAGTGGGGCATTCGGTGGCTATTGGCAAAATAGTGTGAGTCCCTCAACAGTCTGGTCTGGACAAGCTGTTGAACTTAAGACGGTTGGTGCAGTTTCTACAGGCCCACAGTATGTAACCTTACTTATAAATGGAAACAGAGGACAAAGTTTCTTTAGTAGTATATACATAGCTGGCAAATCTCTAACCAGCTCTAGCGCTACATATCAGTACACTGGTGGCAAATCTGGCTGGTCATGGTTTGCCACATCAAAGACCATAACGATGTCAGCAGGAAATATTGCATTTTACATGTACGAATAATAAATCAATTAACAATAGGAGGCTATATGGCTAGTGATAAAAGTCAATCTGTGATCTCAATAAACGAGACTCAGAAAACAAGAAGCCTTCACGATGGACTCTCTAACCTTGCTACTGGCTTAGGTGGCAGTAAGGACAAAGCAAGTTGGAACGAGTGGAACCACTCAGGCAAGAACTTAGATCATGTTGGCTTGTCTGCTCGTTACCGGGAAGATTGGGTGAGCCAAAAGGTTTGTCAAATAGTTCCCCAAGACTTAACTAGAGAGTGGCGTAACTTTGATTCGGAATCAGCTCAACAGGCTGACCAAGATTTTGAAGTCGCTAAAATGTTTCGTGAAGCTTATAAATGGGCTAGGCTGTATGGCACTTCCTTTATCGTTTTAGATATTGATGATGGCAGAACTACAGACAAGCCAGTAAACTGGAAAAGACTAAAGCCCGGTTGCTTACGTTCTATGATGGTCGTTGACCGTACGCGTATAGTAGCAATGGGTGTCATAGATCAAATGCCAATGAGTACTACTTTTGGTATGCCTGATCACTACCAATTTGTAAACCAACCTACACCTATTCACAAGGATCGTTTGATTCGCTTTGAAGGAACTGAACTTCCTATTTATGAGCGACAACGTAACTTGTGGTACAGTGATAGTATCCTAATACCCTTGATGCCTCAGATTGATAACTTCCACACGACCAGCTTTGCTGCTGCACAGATGGTACAAGAAGCTAACATAGACATAATTAAGGTAGAAGGACTGGCTGGTATCTTAGAAAATGATCAAGGTACCAATGCTATGCTTGGTAGGTTTACTGAGTTTAAGAAAGTAAAAAGTGTATTCGGGTTAGCAATACTTGACAGCACTGAAGAGTACGAACAGAAAAGTATACAACTCTCTGGAGTGAAGGACTTGATCTGGGAGTATCTGAAAATGGTATCGGCTTCTGTCGGTATACCTGCTACTCGTTTCTTATCAGCATCGCCTGAAGGAATGAATGCAACTGGTGAATCTGATCTGGTAAACTATGTAGAAACTTTGCAGGGTTTTCATAAGAGCATATTCGATCCACGACTGAAGCCTGTCGATGTATTACTGGCAGCTCATTACGGACTCAATGAAGAAGAGTTTGACTATGAGTGGGGATGCATATTCCCTGAGTCAGCAGCCCAGAAAGCTATTCGTGTCAAAGACAAATCAGAATCTATAGCAATGCTATGTGACTCTGGTGTTCTCTCAAGAGAGGCTGGTCTAGAAGAGTTGAAGAAATACGGAGCTGTAGAATTAACTGCCACAGTAGGCGACAATCCAAATCCACCAACACCAAAAGGAGTTGTCAAATGATAACTAATATAGGACTGGTAGATCGTATTGAAGTACCAACTAAGCGCAAGCTTACAGACGCTGGACAGATGCTTGTCCCTTGTAAGTTTGCTCGTACTGGTACACAACAATACACTGCTAAACAACTTGGTCTTAAAGACCGTAATGACAATGAAGTAATCACAGTACACCGTGAAGCTGCTGATGTTTTTGATGAAGCGTCTATGGACACTTTCAGAAGCGCACCAGTAACTATTGGTCATCCTAAGAATGAAGCTGGCGAGTCAATCGTTGTTTCAGCTAAGAATGCTAAGGCTCTACAAGTAGGAATGCTTGAAGGTATGCCAGTTCAGGACGAAGATACTTTAGGCGGAACATTAGTTCTTACTGCTCAAGAAGCTATTGATGCTTTGGAAGACGGTACTCAAGAACTATCTGCTGGATACACTTGTGATATTGAAGATGTCGATGGAACTTATTTCCAACGTAACATCAAAGCTAATCACATTGCTATCGTAGCTAAAGGTCGTGCTGGATCTAGCTGTCGCATTTCTGACGAAGCTCTAGACATCATTGAAGATGGTGCTATCGAAGCTAAGGTTGCTCAAGCTAAAGCTGAAGCTGCTGAACAGGAAGCTAAAGAAGCTGAGAAAGCTGCTGAGAAAGCTGAACGTCAAGAAAAAGCTGAAGCTGTATTGGCTGAGAAAGAAGCTAAAGAAGCTGCTAAAGTTTCTAAAGCTGAAAAGAAAGAAGCCAAGAAAGTTGCTGCTGCTGAGAAAGCTGAAGCTGAGTTAGTTGAGAAGGCTGCTGCTGTTGAAGCACAAGAAGGTATTGTAGAAGCTGTTGAAGCTAAAGATGAATCTATTGATCTTGCTGATGAATTAGCTGTTAAAGTTAAACTTGTTGATGAGCTTACTGCTGAGCTAGAAAGTGTTAAGGTTGAATTGGCTGATGCCAAGTTAGCTGCTGAACAAAGTGTCACAGATCGTTGTGCTGCTATTGAAAATGCTCGTTTGATTTCTGATTTCCGTGATCTTGGTGACAAGACTATTGAACAGATTGAGCGTATGGTCGTTGAAGACCAAATGCCTGAGAAGGACTTATCTGGTAAGAGTGATGTATTCATTTCTGCTATGTTTGAAATTCTTGTGGATGCCTCTCAAGGCGAAACCCCAATGGGTAAGCTACTTAACAAACAGAACTTAGAAGACGCTACTGTCGTTGTCAAGCCTGTAAACAAAGTACTAGCTGCTCGTGAACGATCTGTTGCTCGTAACAAAGCATAGATCACAACCTCCATAATACAAATTAGGAAATTTTAAATGACTATTCAAAACTTTAACATCTACACTGCTAAAGGTTATGCTGGTGACTTGGTTGATTCTGGTCCTCGTGTAATTCAAACTGGCGTACTGACTTCAGCTTCTGCTGGTTTTGGTAAAGGCATGAGCCGTGATTCTGGTACTGTTGCTAAGGGTGTTGCTCTTGGTGGTACTGCTGACGTTTTCGCTATCAGCCAACGTGAATATAACCATGAAGCTGGTGTTCGTCCATCTACTGGTAATGACACTGTTTACTTGAACAGCCAATCTGTATCTTTGATTCGTCAAGGCTACGTATACGTTCAAGTTACTAACGCTGCTGTTTCTGCTGGCGAAGCTTTATCTGTTGATACTGTTACTGGTGTGTTCTCTGACGCTGCTAATGCTGGAACTGGTAACGCTGTACTTACTTCTAATGTAGTTGCTGACGAAGCTGGTTTAGCTGGTGACATCATCAAAGTACGTTTAGACATCGTATAATTTTAGCCATTGGCTAACAACCCTTTAATTAAATATTAGGAAATAACAATGACTAAGATGATCGTAAAAGCTTACGCTATTGATGAAGCAACTAACCTAGAGTTGAAAGACTTGCCAATGGTTGACGTTGAACTTGATGATGCGACAAGCGTACTAGTAGCAAACGGTTCTATGACCGATGACGAAGGCGTATTCTTTATGCGTCAATTAGAATACATTCAAGCTCAAAGCTATGATGTATTATATCCAGAACTTAAAGGCCGTAGTCTTTTCGATCTTAACACTGAAGGCGGAGAAGGGATTCAAACTATCACTTACCGTTCTTACGATAAGCGTGGCGAGACTGCAATCATAGCTGGTAAAGCTACTGATCTTCCTCGTGGCGACATCTCTGGTAGAGAATACTCTATCAGTGTTCGTACTCTAGGTAACGCATTTGGTTACTCGCGTCAAGAAATCGCATCTGCTAAAGTTACTGGCATGCCTCTTGAAGCTCGTAAAGCTGAAGCAACTCGTAGATCATACGAAGAGAAAGTAAACCAAATCATTTTCTTTGGTAGCCCTGAGAACAACCTTCACGGATTCTTCAATGGTCCTGTTGGCGCACCTTGCTTGACTGCTACTCGTACTTCTGTATCTGCATCTGCTACTAACGCTTCAAACTTTGCATGGGCTGACAAGAGTCCTGATGAGATCATTGCTGATCTTAACACTGCTCTTACAAAAATGTTTGTTGATACCAAGCAGTTGTTCCGTCCTGACAAGATTATTATGTCAGTAGCTTCTAAGAAGATTCTTGAAACTACTCCTCGTTCTATTCACTCTGACGTTTCTATTATGAACTGGTTCCTTGCGAACAACAGCTTCATACATAGCCGTGACCAGATTGTTGACATTAACGAAGTAGATGGTATCTATCCTGCTCGTACTGACTTGAGTGGCGACATTGCTGTTGGAGCTGGCTACCAAGGCTTCACAGTTGTTGCTTCTGGTGCAGACAACATGCGTGTTCGTGAGCCATTTCCTTATGTACATTTACCCGTACAGCTTAAAGGTTTGGAATTTGAAATCAATTGCTATGGCCGTTTTGCTGGCGTAGAAATGATTCGTCCTGCTGCTGTCCAACATTGGATGGGTATTGCATAAGCATTCCTTTTCATTAACATAGGAGTGCAGGCGTGATGACAGATTTAGTAAAGCTGTTTATCGAAAAGCCTGCTATTGCAATTATAGCCATGCTTAGTATTGTGTCTTTGTACACAGTGCTAGGTATGTTCTCTTTGCAGGCGGCTGTCGCTGGAATAAAAGTAACACAAAAATCTCAAGTACTTACTGAGCAAAGAGTCTTTCAAATGTCTGATCAACTTGGTCGCATTGAAACTCACTTGGAAGTACTAAGAAACAAATAAATCATAATGGAGAATCCACATGAAAATTAAATCAAACCTAATATTTAACACATCACTAATGGCATCACACTCACCTTCTGAGAAAGACGGCAAAGTTGTGATCGGTGGCGGTGAAGCTAAGAGCGAGATACTGCCTGCTGGCGCAACACTGACTATTAAAGATAGTGACTGGCTAGAGTTATATCAATCTGGAGCACAAGACCAGATTGAGTCTGGTATGTACAGTATTGTTGAAGATGTTAAACTAGGTAAAGAAGATAAAACAAAAGCTAAAAAGGCCAAGATTGCTGCTGCTAAAGCTACACTTAAAGCCCTTGAAGCTGACGAGGATTAATCTATGGCAAGTGTATCAGATTTCCAATTAAGGTTTCCTGAGTTCTGTGAAGTTAACGATGATCGAGTTCAGCTATTTTTGGATGATGCTGCACTTAACATGGCTGACGAAACAAAATGGTTGACGTTCTATGATGTCGCACACTCGTATTACGCAGCACACTTTCTAGTGGTTGCAGACAATACTGAAGGTGGTGACTCTAGTATATTAGCCCCAGTTAATCACCAAGAAGTTGACGATGTGGTGGTCAAGATGGCAGTGGGTAACATTGTACCTACGGCTGATGATCTATTCAGTACGTCCTATGGTAAACGCTACGTCACTTACAGACGGAAGTGTATGCCTCTAATTATTGGAGTGTAGTATGGCAATGCAAATGCAACGTGCCTTCAACGCTAAGATGCTTACCAAGATGGTTAGGTATTCTACTGGTGCCGATTCTGGCTACTATGACGATAACAACTTTTGGGTACAGAGTAAATATATCAAGACAAATATCAGAGGTGTTCTAACTTCTGGTAACAAGTTCTCCCAGTTTACAAAAGGTCAAGCCTTACACTCAGAAGATGGTGGTCAGAGATTTAGTGACTACCGTACTTTGTATGTAACGGACAAATACACTGTTGAGTTAGAAGACAAGATAGGATTCGATGGAGCTTACTTCAACGTCCTACAAAGATCTGACTATGCAGTGAATGGCTACTTTGAAGTTCAACTAGAGAAGTCGAAGGAGTGGACACCATGACACCTGATCAAGCTGATGTACAAGTAGTAATGGCTATGGTGGATACTATGGTTGGCATTCCCAAGTTCTCTTACCCTGCACGACAGAGGGAAGCTAAGAAGCCTGCTGGAGAGTTTGCACACATAAGAGTGATTGAGGAATACCAAGTTGGTATCCCGGTTAGTACAATCTATGAACAAACAAATGAAACAACAACCTACAAGATAGAGTCCTTTGTCAAACTACGATTTCGTATTGGCGTAGTAGACACGACAGGATTACCTAGCTCGAAAGTGATGCATGGCTGGACCTCTGAAGCAATGAAAGCTCAGATGATTAGTTCAGGCTATGGCTTTATTAAATGCACTCCACTGTCCAGTGAAGATGCTCTGCTAGAGAAGGAATGGGAATACCGCAAAGGGTTCTCTGTTGAGTTCTATACAACGAGAGTGTTTACTGAGACTGTTGATAACATATCACAGGTAACAGTCGCTGGTTCATTTTACGATGAAGCTTTGGAAGAACACTTATTAAATTTTACTGTAAATAATATATAGGAACAATTATGGCGATTGAAATAAATGACTTCGCACAAGTTTCCATTAGTTCTTCACCTACGGGTGCCGCTGCTGGTGACTTTGGAATACTTGGTTTCTTGACTAACGAAGCAAATGTTATATCTATTGCTGAACGTGCTAGATCTTATACCTCACTTGTTAGTGTTGGTGAAGATTGGGTTGCGACTTCAGAAGTATATAAAGCTGCTGTTGCGTTCTATAGTCAGACTCCAGCTCCTAAAGATTTCACTGTTCTAGTTAACTTTGAAGCTGCTCAACCTGCAACCTTAATTGGTGGCGGATCTGAGACTCCTGCTGAATTAGTAGCTAATGTTGACGGTACTGCTGGCGACTTGGTTCTTGCTTTAGACAGTGGCGTTACTATTACTTTGACTGCACTAGATCTATCTGGTGTTGCTGCTACTTACGCAGACATGGCTGCTGCTATCCAGACCAAGCTTAGACTTGAGACTGGTGGATCAAGCATGACTTGTGTTCATAACAGTTACCAGTTTGTTATTACTAACGGAGCTACTGGTCCTGCAAGTACTATCGCTACTGCTGCTGAATCTGTTGCTGCTGTTGCTTTAGGTCTTACTCAAGCCACTGCTAAGTCTGTAGACGGTACTGCTATTGGTGAGACTGCTGTTGAAGCACTTGCTATTTGTGATAGTAATGGCGTTAAGAAAGTTGCTCTGGTAACTTCTGCATGGTATCGTGATGACCTAGTTAACACTTTGGCTATTGCTAACTACTGTGAAGCTGCTAAGGTTATATTCTGTAACACTACCAATGACTTAACTACTTTGTCTGTTGGTAACACTAACATTGCATCTACACTTATGGCTAACACTTTACGTTTCTCACTAACTAGTTTTAGTAAGAACGTATCTGCTTATCCTAGTGCTGCTGTATTTGGTCGTGCTGCATCTGTAAACTTCAATGCAATCGGTTCTACTATTACTTTGAACCTTAAGCAAATCTCTGGTGTGTCTGCTGAAGACTTGACTCCTGCTGAGTTTGCTGCAATGACTAGCTACAATGCATCTGCTGTTGTACAAATTGGCTCAAGCGTTAATGCTTATGTTAGTTCACGTATGGCTTCAGGTACTTGGTTAGATACTGTACATGGTTTGTTATGGTTAGAAGATCGTTGTGAAGTTGATCTGTTTAACTTGCTTTATGTAACTGGTACTAAGATTCCTTATACCCAACTTGGTCTTAACACCCTTGCTGCAACACTAGAGCGTAGCTTACAAGCTGCTGTTCTTAATGGTTTAGCTGGACCCGGCTTCTTGCCTGATGGAACTTATCTTCCTGAAGGTTACATAGTTGAAACTGTTAAGCTAGCTGACATACCTGCTAGTGATAAAAGCAATCGTTTGTACAAAGGTCTATCATTTAAAATGGTAGGCGCTGGTGCATTACATGAAGTTGAAGTTGCTGGCGAATTCAGCGAGTAATCAACAGTACTCCCCAAGCCTCTCTTAAGAAGCTCAAACTGGGGAGTCATTTAACGAGGAAATAAATATGAAACAGTATAGTTTCGCTAATGTTGATTTAATAATTGACGCTGACTACCCGGGCCGTCCTAGTTCTAACCCTGCATCTTTTAAGATCAAAGGTTTTAGTACTGGTGAGAACCTAATCAATGCAATGCGTAAAGCACCTATTGCAAGCACTACCTTCGATGCGTTTGGTGAGATGATCATTAACATGCAACGTATACGTGCTGGTGATTTGACGTTCCCAGTTCTAATGAACGCCCCTGAGAATAAGTATCTTCAGGATTGGGCTAACTACTTTCAACAACAAGCTAATGCAGATGGTCAATTGATCAATCCTATTCAAGCTAAGATAGTTGATAACATGGGTGCTGACGAAGTAACAATGATCAATGGTGTAGTTCTAGCCATGCCTTCATTGTCTCGTGGACAGTCTGTTAACACTATAACTTGGGCATTGACGTTTGAGACTATGAGTTTCGTGCGTGACAACGGTGCAGATAGCCAAGAGTTATAAGCAATACCTTAGCCTGACCTCCATATTCGGAGGCAGGCTTCTTAATTTTAATCCATAGGAGAAACTTATGTATCAAGCAACACTTAAAGATGGACAAGCTATTGCTATACCATCATGGCCCATTGATGTGGCCCTAGAGAATTTAACTCATGCAGGTAAATACCTTGGCACTGAGTATGTAATAAAGATGGCAGAGCTGGCAGAAGATGGTAGTGTGAATACTGCAATGGTTATCGTAGCTATTATGGAATCACAAGAACCTAAACTTTGTGCTTCAATTATTAAACAGTTTGTTTGTCAAGCACGTATCTCTGGCAACAAGATTGAGCCGGGAACTATTGACAATATGTTTGACAATAACCTATCTATCGTAACTGAGTTGTTCGCGCACGTAATACATGCACAGTACTCAGATTTTTTCGTATCAGGTTTAGCAAAGGCACACTCCCCCAGCAAGTAAGTTCGGGTGAGGCGGCAATCATACCTGTCGATTACAATGGAGTGTACCCAGAACTTAGTGGGTACTTCATTAAACCTTTACTAGTAAGTCCTCCAATGTGTTCTCTTAAAGAACTCAAAGACGGAACATACACGCTGTACGACTTAGAGATGATGCACCAGATTATTGAGCTGAAAGAGTATCAGCCAGTGCCATCACAACAGCATTTACCCCAACAATAAATCAACCTACGGAGGTTCTGATGGATTACGAAGACGATAACAACTATGTAGATTTTAGTGAGCAAGGTGATTCTTCAGACTTCCAAGTTGATCATGATGAACAAGGCTGGGCTGAACAACCCCCAGAAGAATATGACATCTACGGTGGCGAAGGAAGTTCTACCGAGATGAGTGACGAGGAGCTAATGGCATCTGCTATGGCTTCTGTCCCAAGTAGCGGAGTGCCAAGGTTTAGTAAAGAACGAACTACACCTGAAGCTCGCCGTGAAGTTATGCAAGAGGCACAACAACAAGAACGACTAGACGATACTAGAAAAGCCCAAGGCGACACTGTACGATTCCAAGGTATGAGAGAGAGTGACATCTTCCTACACAAGATAGGCAACATGGATTACAATATGCAGGCAGCATTTAAAGATGTTGCTTTGGGCAAGACACTATCAAGCCGATCTGGTATTGATGGACAGTCCATGCAAGTAGCTATGAACCAATTCACAAGTATCACTGGTGTATCCGGTGAAGAGTTTGCAGCTAGGATTAAGCTAGACAAATCCGTACAAGCAACACGCTCTAGTCACGATTTGAATACAGTAAACAGTATGCTGGCTAACATAGCTGGAGACCTAGAGATGGGGCCGGGAGCTAAACTTACTGGTAACATCTATGCTAATGATACAGTTAAGCAACAGAAGCTGAACGATGACCAAGCATGGGCCTATGGCATAATAGACG